TACTGGAAGACAAGAAAGAAATGGTGAAGAAACCTACAGAAGACTCAAGGCTTAGTACTTTGATTGACTACTACCTTGACAGTAAGTCTTACCGCAACCTGTCACCTACGTCACAGAAGGAGTACTCACTTAACTTAAAGGTAGTACGTAGGGATCTAGGCGGTGTTCTACTTAGGAACATGTCTACCACACAGGTAGAAGCTGCGTATGATGAGTGGATCAAGAACGGTATACCTAGAGCTAACAAGCTTGCGGCTATACTATCCATTGTACTTAACAAAGCTATAGGTCTAGGCATACGTATCGTAAATCCAGTGCCGCATATGGATCGTGTACCTAACCCACCTCGCAAGGTTACGTGGGAGCCTGAGCAAGTCAAGGCTTTCCTGCTTACAGCTTACAGTGAGTGGACAGGATACTCTATTGGGTTGATCGTACACATGGCATACGAGTGGGGCCAGCGTGTAGGTGACATGCGTTTACTTACATGGGATGCATTAGATCTAGAGAACAGCCGCATGGACTTAACGCAGAGCAAGAGAGGAGCAGATGTACACTTACCTATTAGTGATGGGCTTAAAAGTATTCTCGTAGAGCAGAAAGAAAGGTTTGGCTTTCAGCAATACGTAGCACCCCGAACAAAGAAGATCAACAACGTGCATAGCCCTTACGCTAAGGCTAAGCTACACATGTATGTTAATCAGATCAAAGAACAGGCAGGTCTACCTAAAGAGTTAACCGCTATGGACATGCGCCGTACTGCTATCACTGAGATGGTTGAGGCAGGGGTTGACATCACACAGATTAAACAGGTGAGTGGACACGCTAACATTCAGAGCCTTACGCCTTACATCAAGCACACCTTTACTGGTGCATCAGAAGCATTAGCCCAGCGCAGTGCATTCAAGGAGAAAGAATGACTATCTGGCAGCAACACAGGCAGTACGCAGAAGAGATGGCAATTAACGGGCCGCATCGTGGTGACTGTCCGTTTTGCAACAGCAAGAATACTTTTACTGCATCGATGGAGATGGGTGTCTTGAAGTACAACTGCTTCAAGTTAGCCTGTGATGTTGGCGGTAGGTTCGACACAGACATGACACGAGCAGAGTTGGAGAGTTACTTCGTGAAACCATTACTAGAATCATCCAGTGATAACAAAGAGTTACAGCCCTTTGTTTATCCAGAACATATCACTACAGAGGGCAATGCTACCATGCGTAGGTTCAAGCAGCGATGGCCTGTCTTAGCTGGTGAGTCATTAATGTATGACGTGAAAGATAAACGTGCGGTGTTTCCTATCGTACACAATGGTACTGTTGTTGATGCTATTGGACGTGCTCTTGATGGTGCTATACCAAAGTGGTACAGGTATGGTGGTAGTGCAGACTATTATGTACGCTCTATGTCTGACCGTAACAGTGTCTACGTTGTGGTAGAGGATGTCATCAGTGCTATCACTGTGGCTAAGAAGCTACCCAATTCGGTTGGGTTTGCTATACTTGGGACTAGCTTGACAGATAAACACTTAGAGTATATACAAGACAACGCAACAAAGGTTATCGTTGCGCTTGACCCTGATGCCTTACAGAAGACGTTGAGCTACAAGAAAGAGATAGAGATGTGGACAGGTCTACCTAGCTATGCGTTGTACTTACAGGATGACTTGAAGTACGAGAGGCCTGAGGACTTAGATGAACTGAGGAAGCTGGCCTATGAAGAACAAGACAAACCCTATGGCTAAAGATTTAAGACAGCCTAAGTATAAACCTCAGGTTATACCTGACAAGAAGAAACCTAAACCATTACGTAAAGAGAAACATAAAGGAGTTAGAGATGACTTTACTGAAAGAACTTAGTGTAAATCCTAGAACAGGTAAGCCAAAGTATTATCAAGAAGGTAACACTTCTGACATACAAAAGGATCGTAACAACAAGAGCAACCCAAGAAACAATCCACAGCGTATGTTTGTAAACGGTAAATACATTCCGAAGAAACACCCGTTGTATAAACCAGGTCACTACAAATCTTTTGGTGACGCAGCGTTCAGTGCCTTACAGAAAGACAAACAAATCCTTGAGGGTTACGTGTACGCTATCCGTAACAAGGCTTGGCCTGACTGGGTTAAGATTGGCAAGGCAGTAGACGCAGAGGATAGACTCAATGGCTATCAAACAAGCTCACCTATGCGTGACTATGAGTTGATCCATTCAGTTTACTTTGATGATCGTAACAAGGCTGAGCGTGACGCACACAAGGTAGCTGAGCGTAAAGGTGAACGTAAAGGTGAATGGTTTAAGATAACAGAAGATCAGGCACTAGAAGTATTACGGGAGTTGACACTTGATTAAAGTAACATACATAGATCACATGGGTACTGACTTGACAGTAGCTAATGCTGCTCGTGTAAGCTTTGGTAAGCAGAGTGAGATGGATACGAGTGATGTATGGGGGCCACCTAAGTTGAAAGACAAGGACGCTAAGCTTATTCGTTATCTTGCAGAGCACAAACACATCAGCCCCTTTGGGCATTGCTTTGCTAGTTTCCACATCAAGGCACCAGTCTTTGTAGCTAGACAGTTAGTCAAGCATAAGTTTCTACGTTGGAATGAAGTATCAAGACGATACGTAGACAAGGAGCCTGAGTTCTATGTGCCTAGATCTTGGCGTGGGCGCAGCGAAGATAAGAAGCAAGGTAGTAGTGGCGAGTGGTATGATGAGGATGCTGATCGTATTATTAGCGACTTGCATCATAGGGCTTTAAAAGATTACCAAAGGTTGTTGTTAGAAAATGTATGTCCTGAGCAAGCACGTATGGTACTGCCACAGAGTATGATGACTGAGTGGTACTGGTCAGGTAGCTTAGATGCCTTTGCTGACATGTGTAACTTACGTTGTAAGGGTGACACACAAGCAGAGACTCAGTATGTAGCTTGGGATATTAACTACGAGATGTCTAAGCTGTTCCCCGTATCGTGGAAAGCATTAAGGGAGAGCGTATGATGAGAGGTAATATTAGTGGTGCAATCAAGGCGTCTGCCATAGTCGCATTTATAATAGCAGGTCTACCTGTATTAATTGCTATGACATATGACGAGTTCCCACGTTACTGTAAGCAGACTATCTTGCTACCATGTATAGGAGTAAAGGATGAGTGAAATAAAAGTAACAGAAGTAGAAGAGCATGAGGATGGCAGTGCTACACTACAAGTAGAGTGTGACCCTGAGACATTCGCAGCGGTATTTAACGTAGGATTTATAACATTAGTAGAAGCTGGTTTAGAATCAGAGTCAAACAGAGTAAAAAAGAAATGGCAGAAATGTGTAAGCTGTGGTGGCCCAGCGCAGAATGACATGTGTGGCTTTTGTTTAGAAGAGGAGTAGTACTATGAGCATGGCTGGAACAATAGAAGATATGAGATGGGAGATCAAACAATTAAAGAAAGAAAATGATTTACTATCAAGGCAGTTAAGAAAGAAAGACCAAGAGCTATCAGACCTCAAGAATAACATACGAGAGTTTGATGATGATGAACGGAAGAGAGCTATAGAGAGGAACAAAGCTAATGGAATTAGCACTGATTAGAACTTTGATGGACAAGGACTTTTATGAGAACCATAAAGGTATCCGCACTCCTGACAAGCTCTTTACTAAAGAGGTTCGTAAGATCAAGAACACCTTAGACTACGCTATGCAGCAGTACGATAAGACCATTACACCTGCTGAACTTGAAGCGCTGTTCTTTACACGTAACGTTCTTACTACATCCAACAAAGATATGTACAAGGATCTATTCAAGAAGATAGGACATGAGCAGTCTCTATCAAAGGACATTGCACAAGAAGTATTAGCTAAGTTATTCCAGCAGCTAGTAGGAGAAGAGATAGCTAAGCTAGGCTTCCAGTATGTCAATGGATCAGAGAATACCTTAGAGCCTATGCGTAAGCTACTGTCCGACTATCAAGATGACTTTATGCCTAACCTCAAGGTTGATTGGGGTGACATCTCTATTGATAGTTTACTAGAGGCCAATGACATTCAGTCTAAGTGGCAATTCAACATCCCATCCCTACGCAACCGTGTAGAGGGTATCAGCGGTGGTCACTTAGTGATTGTAGGTGCAAGGCCTAACACAGGTAAGACCAGCTTCCACGCCTCTCTTATCGCCTCTGAGGGTGGGTTCGCCAGGCAGGGTGCCAAGTGTATCATCCTGTGTAACGAGGAGCACTACTCTCGTGTAGGTGCTAGGTATCTCAGTGCAGCTACGGACATGTCAATGGAAGAAGTCAAGGGTAACTACGCCCTAGCTAACACACGATACAAACCAGTGCATGACAACATCAAGATCTATGACAGCACAGGTAAGGACATGTCTTGGGTTGAAGCTATCGTCAAGGCATACAAGCCTGACATCTTGGTGCTAGACATGGGTGATAAATTTGCAACACGTAATACAGATAAGTCAGATGTGTACTTGAAAGAGGCAGCGATACATGCTAGGAACATTTCTAAGCAGTATGACTGTGCAATCATATGGATGTCACAGCTATCAGCAGTAGCGGAAGGTAAGGTGTACGTGGATCAATCAATGTTAGAAGGTAGTAAAACAGGTAAGGCTGCAGAGGCAGACCTGATGGTGTTGATCTCTAAGAACCCTGAGTTAAACGAAGGTAAGATACACACAGCTACTATAGATCCTAATGATGTAAGTACAAACAATCAAACCCAGCGCCACTTGAACATAGCTAAGAACAAGCTACGTGGTGGATGGCATGGTGTTGTACACTGTGAGTTGGATGGAGCAAGAGCGAGGTACATGGCTTAATGAAACGAGTATTAGACGTAGAGAATAGTATAACATTACGTAACGGTAAGATCTTTAACGATCCGTTTGAACCTGCCAATACTCTTACAGAGGTAGGCGTGTTGTGCTTAGAAACAGGCGATAAGGATCTGCTTTGCTTTGATCACTCAGAGCGTAACGACACTACGAAAAACAAATGCAAACTACAGAGATGGTTAGACTCTACAACCCTACTTATAGGTCACAACTTACAGTATGACTTGTCATGGCTGTGGGCTACAGGTTTCAAGTATGACGGTGACATCTATGACACCATGCTCGCTGAGTATATCTTACAGCGTGGGCAGAAGCAACCGCTAAGCCTAGAGCAGTGCGCTATCCGTAGGAACCTAGATCATCAGAAGGATGACACACTCAAAGAGTACTACAAGAAAGGATACAATACAAATGAAATCCCGTTGGATAAACTTAGTCACTACCTTGAGTGTGACTTGCGTACTACTGGTGAACTGTACGAAGCAGCCGAAAGAGACTACGCAGAGCCTACCTCAGATTCCCTCAACCGTATCAAAGGTATTACCTTCAACACCTGCCGCACTTTGGCACGAATGTACATGTCAGGAATCAGGGTGGATAGAGCCGCCCTCCAACACGTCAGGACTGAGTTCCAAGCAGAGAAATCCGATATTGAGCAGAGACTGTCTACAAAAGTGCGAGCGTTAATGGGGGCTACCCCTATAAACTTGAACAGTCCAGAGCAACTATCTCAGGTTATCTTCAGTCGCAGGATACACAACAAAAAAGAATGGTCTGACTTGTTTGAGTACGCTGACAATGCAGCAGACTACAAGAGTATCATAGAAGCTAACAGTGACTTGATGCGTAAGACAGTTGCGCTACACTGTGGTACATGTAATGGTACAGGTAAAACATTTAAGACTAAGAAAGACGGTACACCTTTTAAGAAAGGTAATGCCTGTCCTGACTGTGGCGGTAAAGGCTACAGACTTAAAGAGACTAAAGAGATGGCTGGCTTAGGGTTCAACCCACCACCCGCACGTAAATGGATTAGCTACAACGGCTTCGCTACAGGAAAGGATAAACTAGATGCGCTTATTGCAACAGCTAACAATCACAACATGGAATCAGCAAAGGACTTCCTTGAAGATGTTAAAAGGCTTTCTGCTATTAGTAGTTATCTGTCTAGCTTTGTCGATGGTATTTCCACCCACACTAAACAAGACGGACTACTCCATGTTACCCTTACCCAGCATATCACCAATACAGGTAGATTTTCTGGACGGAATCCCAACATGCAAAACATGCCAAGAGGCGGCACCTTCCCTATTAAACGAGTGTTCGTGTCTAGGTTTCCCGAAGGCTCCATAATTGAGGCTGACTTTGCACAGCTTGAGTTCCGTGTCGCAGCGTTCCTGTCACAGGACAAGGTGGCTATTGAAGAGATCAACACAGGGTTTGACGTACACGCATACACTGCTAAGGTTATCAGTGATGCAGGTCAACCAACAGGTAGGCAGGACGCTAAGGCTCACACCTTTGCTCCACTCTTCGGTGCTACTGGATATGGTAGAAGTAAGGCAGAGGCTGCATACTACGAGCACTTCAATAAGAAGTACAAAGGTATAGCAGAGTGGCACAAGAAGCTAGGTGATGAGGCCATCAGGTTCAACAAGATCACCAACGTCAGTGGCAGACAGTATGCTTTCCCTGAGGTTACACGTAGGCCTAACGGTACACCGTCACACTTCACGATGATCAAGAACTACCCTGTGCAGGGCTTTGCTACGGGTGATGTAGTACCTGTCGTACTCAACGAGATGGACGCTAGACTAAATAGTTTTCAGTCATGCATAGTGAATAGTGTACATGACTCAATGGTTATAGACGTACATCCTAATGAGAAAGATCAAGTATTACAAATAATTACAGACATAAATGAATGTTTGGATTCACTAATTGAGCAAGCCTACAACGTAAAGATGAATGTGCCACTACTATTAGAAGCTAAGATAGGTCCGAATTGGCTTGACACAAAGGACGTTTAGTGGTATAACATGGCTTCTAACTAAAATTGAAAAGGATAATACATGAACAATATAGTTCCACTCAGTGTAGAAAACATGAACCTCGCAGATGCAATGGGGTTCTCAGCTAGTACTAACACATCTAATTCAGTAGATCTTTATCGTGTAACTACTGGAGTTATTCAAGAAGTAGTTGAAGGTAAGGTTGCTAACTCTCCTGTGTTTAAGATTAAGAAAGGCGACGAACAGTTCCTTGCACGTAGCTTGGATGTTCGCTTCTTTGTTGAGCGTCAGCGTTGGCAGAAATGGGATAGCTCTATCAATATGTTCCAACGATCTGTGATGGCTAACAACCTGAACATGGACTTGAAAGATACTCAAGGTACGTTTAACTTAGGGCGTCCGTCAGGTTACATCAAAGACTTTGCTGCACTACCTAAAGATCAGCAAGACTTTATTCGTAGTGTTAATCGTTACAAGGTGCTCATGGGTATGGCTGTGTTCAAGGATGCCTTCGTTGAGGGTGGTGATCCTGTGCTAGAGCACAACGGAGAAGTACCTTTTGTGTATGATGTTAAGAACCGTGAGAGCTTACAGTCTATTGATGCTACCATTACCAAGCTTATGAGCAAGCGTATCTCACCAGTAGAAAACCTTATCACTCTAACACCAGAAGAACGCACTATGCCTAACGGTACTAAGTTTGCTGTAGTGTCAGCTTCCTTGGGTGCTACTGTAGGTTTCTCTGATGGGGATAACGATGTACTGCAGAACTTCATGGACTACGTACAGCGTAGCAATGAGTATATCCTCAAGAAGTGGGAAGAGCAGAACGTAGAGCGTATCTCTGATGAGGATAGTGCAATCGTAGCTAACATCGTAGACGTGCAGGACTTTGAGTAATGCAGCATGTAGCGGAGATAGCAGTACACTCTTTTCTTCGTGATGTCCTAGACGGTAAGGCTTCTATGCCAGCACCAGTTATCGCAGAGGTAGCTGCTGATGTGCAGGAAGCTCTTACTAAACAGTTCCAGGATGACGCAAAGAAACGTGAGTTTAAACTAAGGATGTCCAACATTGGGCGTCCTACCTGTCAGTTGTGGATGCAGAAGAACCACCCTGATGTAGCGGAAGCTAAGCCTGTGTCTTTCAAGATTAACATGTTGATAGGCGATATAGTAGAGGCTGTGTTCAAGGGTATCCTTCGTGGTGCTAAGGTACACTTCCAAGGTAACGACAGGGTTACACTAGACTTAGGTAACGGTAAGGAGATTAGCGGAGAGTACGACATGGTGCTTGACGGTAAGGTAGATGATATTAAGTCTGCCTCTCCTTGGTCATACGAGAATAAGTTTAATGACTTCCATACCCTCAACAGTGATGACACGTTTGGTTATGTGTCACAGCTTGTAGGTTACGCTAAGGCAGCAGACAAAGGAGTCGGTGGCTGGTGGGTAATTAACAAAGTTAACGGTGACTTTAAGTATGTCTCCGCTAGTGAGGCTGATACAGATCACGTACTAGAA